TCATCCTTCAATCTCAATTTTCAGTCCGGACTTAAGCTCCACAGTGAAGTGGTCATCCCAGACGATGATTCGCTCAAGCCAGCGCTTTACCAGGGCCTCGTCGAAGGCTTCCAGGTGAGAGGGTTGCTGCTTGATGAAGTCCTGCAGTTCATTGATGCGGGCAATCTGTGCGTCCCTGGCCGCGGTGTCAACCGTGCATTTTTCTCGCTGTTCCCGGAGTTTGAAGATTTCGTCGGCAATCTCATCATAGGCCTCTTTGTTATTGGCTTTTTTGAGAAGCTCTTTCTGGAGCTCCTGTAGTCTTTCGTTGATACCATCAGCGGTATTTTGCTGAGCGCTTCGGATCACCTTTGCAATGTTCTGTTGGAGCTGCGCCTGGTAGGTGGACTTATCGCCTAGGAGCGTGTTGATAGCCTGAACTACCACATTCTCCAATACCGGTTCATTGACTGTTCTTGCGTGGCATTCCTGCCCGGTAGGTTCCAGTCTACTGATGCAGCGCCAGACGATGGATTTGCAGCCGCGATTGTTCCAGTGAATTCTGCGGAACATTTCACCGCATTCGCCGCAAATGACAATCTGCGCAAAGCAGTGGTTGCAACTGTAGGAGCGCTTTTTGCCATTGGCGCTTGTCTTGACCACTCGCCTGCGTACCAGCTCTTCCTGCACCCGTAAGAAAATATCCTTCGGAATAATTGCTTCGTGGTTGCCCTCCACATAGTATTGCGGAACATTGCCGTTGTTCTTGACTCTGGTTTTATTCAGGAAGTCTGTGGTGTAGGTCTTCTGAAGAAGAGCATCACCGATGTATTTTTCATTTCGAAGAATCTTGTTGATGGTGCTGGTCCACCATTTTGTTTTGCCAGCGCCGGTGAGGATGCCGTCTGCTTCCAGACCTTTTGCAATCCGATCCATCGAGTATCCCTCTAGGTATTCCCGGTAGATTCGCTTTACCACTTCTGTCTGTTCCGGATCGATGATGAGATTCCCATCTGCATCCTTGGTGTAGCCGAGGAAGTGATTGTGATTTACCTGTACCTGGCCATTCTGGTAGCGAAACTGGATTCCCAGCTTTACATTCTGGCTGAGGGATTGTGATTCCTGCTGAGCCAGGGAAGCCATAATCGTAATCAGAACCTCACCCTTGGCATCCATTGTGTTGATGGCTTCCTTTTCGAAGAAAACGGGAATGTTCTTATCCTTCAGCTGGCGGATGTATTTCAGGCAGTCCAGAGTGTTTCTGGCAAATCGGCTGATGGACTTGGTGATAATCATGTCGATGTTTCCGGCCTCGCAGTCGTCAATCATACGGTTAAAGTCCTCACGCTTTTTTGTGTTGGTGCCGGAAATACCATCATCCGCGTAGATACCGGCAAATTCCCATTCTGGTTTTTTTTGTATAAATTCTGTGTAATGCTCGACCTGCTCATCGCTGTCAGTACTGACTCTGCAGTACGCTGCGACTCTAAGCTTTGGCTTTGCATCCTGCTGTCTGGCAGTATTTCCGACCTGCCGTTTTGCAGGGATGACCATAACATTTCCCATTATTTGACCTCGCTTTCTATCAGGCTGTATAGGTATTCTGCTTGCCTGACCGGATTTTCATAATTCTCTGTAATATCACCAAGTTGAAAGGCGGTAGGTGGCCTTTTTATGATTGGTGCAATATAGCGGTCGTTCCGTCCGAGCTGCGTAGAGCGCTTGCTAAGCTCCGCACTGACGGCATCGAAGGATGCCGGATCAATGATGGCCGGGTAGAAGTCATCTCCGAAGTAATGCCTGTTTAGCATCATGCGCTTGGCACCAGAATGGAGTAGGTTGAGCCCGGCTTCCTTTGCAGCATTGGTAAGGGATAGACCGCTTAAATAATTCTTGTAAAGGTCTCGAACCTGAGCGGCAGCAGCTTCATCTATCACTGCCTTGCCATTCTCGATCTGGTAACCGAAGGGGGTGTGTCCCATCAAATCATCTCCTTCAAAATAAGACCACAATGAAGTGCAAAGCCGATTTTCTGGCGGCTGTAAACCTCAATGTGATCCACGAATAGTTCAAATAATTCTTCACTGTATTCCAGCTGCATTTCTCCACGTTCGCAGAAGTGTAGCAGGCGCTCCGTCTCGTATACCTTTGTGGCATCCAGTGATTGGGAGCGATTTAAGAGCTCAATTTGGTTCCTATATTCGCCAGCCTGGGAGAGAAGGACATTGTTTTCCTGGGTAAAAAGAATCTGGTCAATGTAGCCCTGTCCCATCAGCTTATGCAGGGTTTCTCGCTGTTCGGTGTTCTGCTCCAGCAGCATTTCTAATTGTTGGATATTCAGAAGCGATGCATCGCCGGTGTTTTCCTGTAGTGCTTTCAAATAAGGCTTCAAGACCAGCTTGTGGCAGTAGACCAGCTTATTGATCATCGTGGTAAATGCCAGCTTCAAATCATCATCACGGATATAAAGCATAGAGCACCTGCTGGTGTCTTCCAGGTGAGTGTTGCACACCCAGGCTGCGTATTTCCCGTAGGTGCTGGAATGGATTCTCCTACGGAAGGTATTCCCGCATTCGCTGCAGATAATCTTGCTGGAAAAGGCATAGCGCTGTTGATACTTAGTATTTCCCTTCTTGATGCCTTTCTCACTTGCCCGTTGTTCAATCAAGGCTGCTGCGGCTTCAAAATCTTCGTGGCTTATAATTGCTTCGTGGTGATCTGGCACATAGTACTGATCGAGGTGGCCGCCGTTCTTGTGGCGATTAAAATTGCTGTCTGTATAGGTCTTTTGGAAAATGCAGTCACCGGTGTATTTTTCATTCCTGATGATGTCGCGAATGCTGGTAGAGGTCCAGCGGCCGCCTTTCTTGGTTGGAACCTGTTCCTGGTTCAGCTCCTTGGCGATAGCCTCTGTGCCTTTCCCGGAAAGAAGCTCTCGAAAGATGCGCTTTACAATTTCAGCCTGCGCAGAATCCACCAGGATTTCTCCATCCTTCCAGCAGTAGCCGTAAGGCACATAGCCGAGCTTATAGGTTCCATCCAGGAAGCGTTTCTTAATACTCCACTTGTTATTTTCGGAAATCGAAGCGGATTCGCCTTCGGCCATAGAGCTTAGGATGGAAAGAAATAGCTCACTTTCCATCGAGCCGGTGTTGGTATTTTCTTTTTCAAAATAGATCGGAATATCCAGTGACAGAAGTGTTCTTACTATCTCCAAGCAGTCTGTAGTATTTTGGGAGAGGCGGCTGATGGACTTGGTGATTACAAAGTCAATTTTTTGTGCTTTACAATCTTCGATTAGTCGCAGGAGCATTGGCCTTTTATCAGCCTTGGTGCCGGTGATACCTTCGTCAAAATAGAGCCCTGCAAAGGTCCAGCCATCACGGGAGGTGATGTAGCTTTTGTAGTGCTCCTTCTGTGCATCCAGACTTTCGAGCTGTGCATCAGAATCCGTGGAAACGCGGCAGTAAGCAGCCACATGGAGCTTCTTTTTCGAAGCCAGTGAAGGTTGGATTTTATCGATTTTGGTTACCTTCTTCATGGTGATTCACCTCCTTTGTCAGTGTAAGATTTTCATAGATTGTCCTTTCTACCAAAAAGGTGGTGAGATTGCTCCCACCACCTCCTTGGATTCTTTTTCAGTAGATTAGTTTGTCTTCTCGTAAACCTTCATGCGAGCTTCGTGATATTCAAGATCACGCTTAGCACTTTCCTGTTCGCGAATCTCACGCTTGTGGTCATTGATGAGGTTCTGGATCGCAGTGATAAGGAATACCACACTGAACAACAGCCAGATTGCAAGAAGAACAACAACGAGAATAGTCTGTAACATTTCCATAGTTGCCACCTCCATTAATTAAGGAAATCGTCATCTTCATCCGATGCGAAATCAGACTCAGCACTTGCCTTACCACCAAGAGGCTCACCGTCACGAATCTTCTGCAGATTGTTAAGACCGCAGGCGATACCCTTATTGCCAGAGCTGTTGAAGGCATAGAAGCTGATGCTGGCACGACCATACACACCGGAGTAAACCTCGGAGCGAGTAAGAATCGGATTGCGGTCTGCATCCACGATGCCAGGAGCAGAGGTTGCATTGGCATTTACGAAATAGGCATTGGCGTAGGCCGGATCGTCCGGACGCTCCATGTCGCCATCACGAAGCGGAGTCTTGATGACAGAGAGGGCAGGGACAGACTTGCCATTGCCCTTGAGCTTGGCCTCGCCCTCCTTGTAAGCGGCCTCGATGGCAGCTTCAATCTTGGCGATGGTCTTGGTATCGGATTTCGGAATGATCAGAGATACGCTGTACTTCGGTGTACCTCCATTGATGGATTTCGGCTCCCAGACGTTGACATAAGACCAACGAGTGTCAGGACCAGTGATTACCTTCATAGGATTGTTGATTTTTACATTCTTGTTCATTTAAATTTCCTCCATAAAATCAGTTTTTGCATTGTTCATTGCCGGACGTTTATCGCTCTTCAGCACGAGCGTCGGTTTACCTTGCGGCTTTTCAATATAGGCGGTAAGCAGCTCATCGAATCTGGATTTGCCAAGACGCTTCTGCATGGCTGTAATACCAAGGAGTTTCTTTTCATATGGATCAAACCCGGCATCTGTAACTACTTGGATGACCGCTTCCTCATTGGAATACTTGCGGTTGGATCTACCTTCGACCAGCTTCCAACCAGCCCATTCCTTACCGCTGATGGCCTGCTGCAGAGCATATTCCTTGATATCGGATGCCCAGGCAACTAATTCATCTGCACGAGAGAGGATGTATTCAATCTCCGAATCCTCTAAAAGAGGTGGAAGCTTGAAATCGTACTGAGCCAGTGTGAGATTGGCCTCGGCTCTGGCACGGCATTCGTGCTTGGCCTTGCAGAAACCACACCATTCGCCACAGAGAAAGTTCCCATCTCCGGCAAAGGCAAGATCTGCGGTCGGCTTCAACACTTCATTCGCCCACTTGTACAGCTCTTCCTTGGAAAGCTCGAAGGTGGAGATGTTCTGACGTCTAGGCTGATAAATGGTCATGCTGACGTTATCAATGTCGTAGATGTCATCAAAAAGCTCCAGGGCTCCAAGTGCGTAGCACTTCATTTGCGGATTAGCGGTCGCATCTACGAGGACTCCAAGACCGTGCTTGTAATCGCATATTCTCAAGGTGCTATCTGCAATGATGATGCAGTCAGCGGTTCCGAAGCCCTGCTCCACCCAGCGAGAAAAATCTACACGCTGTTCAAGCAGAACCTTCGGGTCAGCGCAGCTTTCCTTGGCGGCCTCTACCATTTCAAGGATGTAGGCGGCATAGCCATTGGCACAGTCCTCCATTTCCTCGTTGTACCAGGTGAGATTTTCCGTCGGATCACTGGCATCCATGCCCAGTGCCTTTTTCAGCTTGTACTCACAAAACTCGTGAGCATTGGTGCCTTCCGCAGCATAATCGCTGCCTTTATCCTCGTAGGTCTCGCAGAGTCTTGCGGAAGGCGGACAGTGAAGCCAGCGGTCTGAAGAGGAAGCAGATAAGGTAGCGTGTCCTTTAGGTGGCATTGTCAAGCACCTCCGCATCCTTTAACAAGGCTTCATAGTGCTTCGGATCAACAGCAGATAGCTTGGAAGCACCATACTTCTGAAGTAATGTACGGATAGCAGCGGTATGCCCGGCACGGGACTTCTCTGCTAAGACAGCTCGTACATCTTCAAGTTTGAGTTCCGGTTTCTTTTCTTCCTTGGCAGCAGGCTCTTTGGCAGATGCTTCATCAACAGTGCCACCAAACTGTTCTGCTAACCAGTTGGCTGCTTCGTTAATAGCAGCGGCTGCACTGCGCAGCTCTTCGATGGTCATAGCCATATCGCTCATTTTGCTCATAGCGACGTTCTCCTTTCTCTGATTGTCTTTGCTGTGCGAGGATTGTCATGTTTCTCGCCATTCTTGCGGATATGTGGGAGATTGCATTCAGTACTGCAATCAGCTCCGTGTCGTTACCGCCTGAATTGAAATAGGACTTCTTCATGTGCTTCACCTCCGTTTCTGTGATGGTTAAGGCTTGTTGTTTCGTGCCTTACATCTTCCACTGGATATGAGTGGTGGATTTGAGCGGAGAAATTTTGAAAAAATATAAAATCCCTCTGAGCATTGGTTGGTGGATGCCAAGAGGGATGAATTGCTACATATGATATGTAGGATTAATAACCACGGATTTTACGGAGCTCCGTACGGATCTTCTTCATCTGATCAGCGAAGGTGCGCTGTTTGCGGCCGAGCTGTTCTGCAATCTTACGATCAGAAAGCTCGTCCCCCAGCAGTTCAATAATGCGGTCTGCATCTGGATCAAGCTCGCGGAACCTTGCAATGAGCTGTTCCAGGAGCATCGCATCAGAAAGAACATCCTCCATAGTTGGAGTAGTATCGGGAATAGTGTCATACAAATTTGCGTTACCGTCTTCCGTCGGAACGTCAAGGGAAAGCATGTCCCCGGCGGCATGATATTCGCATAAGTCACAGTTGCCATCGCATTTCCAGATATACTTTCTGGTACACATACAGCGGTGATGGTGCTGTTTACGCTTCTGGGTAGTCCAGATCTCAGGATACAAAGCTCTGTACTGAGCCTCAGTGATTTCGACGAGTGTAACCTTGTAAGGATTGCTCGCGTCGCGAAGCGGAAAATAACGTCTTTTACTCTGATTTGCTTCTTTTGACATTTTAAAACCTCCATCTTGTCAATCCGAGATGGAGGTTCCGTACTGTTACCGGCAAAAATGTATAGTGGTACCACGGTCAGGAGAAATCTCCATCTCATGTGTGCCACCAGCCTTTCCAGGTGCCAGAAGCTTATATTTAGTTTTGTGATAACCTCAGCACTGGAAAGCTGTCTGCGCAAACTACTGAAGTGATTAGGAAAAAATAGAGTGAATTTCTAATGTCACATCGCTGAACTAAAATTTGTGATTGCAAACAAAAAATCGACAATTAAACATTTCTGTGATATAATTTGAAAATATATATATTTGTCCGAATATTCACTTTCTTTCCTACGAACAAAGTATATAGGAAAGAGCGATTTTTACCGAACAACGCTGTACATACTTATACATGGTTGTACATGTTTAAATGAAATGGAGGTGCTTGGGATTGAAAGAAACTGAATTCAGTGTGTTTGCTAGTAAATTAGCAACGTATTTTCAAGGAGAAAGATCCCCAGAGGAATTTACGAGGACACTTTTTGAAAAGGTATATCTCAATTCCAAAGGCGATTCTCTGCTACATGACATGGAAGCAAGAACCTTACGTGGCTATTTCTATGGCGAGCATGACATTTCAAACGTGGCTAAGAAAATTAGCAGTGATTTGGATTCTGCATATTTTGAGAAGTTTATCGATACCGAGACGGACGATACAATCAATGGTTTATGTGATGATTTTGCTGAAGAATGTCCTGGTATAGACGAGACAAACTTCAAACAGAGAATTTCTGAAAGGTTCAAGCAGATTATTCATAATGCCGCTGCACCAAAGCGTAGGACAAAGAAGAAAGGACTCACTTTACGTTCGGATGCAATTATTTCTCCATCCATAAAAGAAAAATATGGAGCTTTGTTGGTGGCAGAAGAAAGAAGTGTATGCCCAAATGATGGATGCTGTGCACCATTGTTTGTCAATGTTGGAGGAAAACTTGGACCAAACTATGAGGTGACCTACATAGATTCTTCTATGGCTGAAGAGAGCATGGAAAATATGATCGCACTTTGCCCATCGTGTTATAGCCGGTATATGGCGGGGAGAACTGCAGCACAGATTCAACGTTTAAAGCAAATAAAAAAAGACCTCGTAGATGATTACGAGGCAAAGGAAGTTGGAGCATCACAAAGAATTGAAGATGGCATACGTAGAGTCCTTGAAAAAATACCGGAAATATCACCACCAGAAGACGTGGATTTGAATTATGATCCGGTGGAATTAAGGCAAAAGATATCTAAAGACAATTTAATGCTCTATTTGAAGGTTAAAACAAATGTAAACATGTATAACAGTGCAGTGGAAGAAGTGTTCTTTGAACTGAATGAAGAACGAATTCTTCGTTTTAGACCATTTTGTACACAAGTGAAACTGATGTATCTGAATTTTGCGGATAAAGATTGGTCACAGGGTAAGATATTCGAAAAAATGGTTGACTGGCTGCAAAATGCTACGAATGAGGATAGAAATTCGTGTGAAGTGATTATTTCTTACTTCATACGGAAGTGTGAGGTGTTTGATGTTATTACCGAATAAATTAATACCGTATGACCAGAGCATCTTGTCGAAACTGCCGATCATATTGAAAGAACTAGATAATCACCCGATACCTGTGCATGAACTTTATAAACGGGTGATAAAGAAGATGTCTGGTGTCAATGAATTCATTGATGCATTAGACTGTTTGTATGCACTTGGAAAAATAGAATTTGATGAAAAGGAGGAGGTACTGCGAT